AGGCCGGTCAGCATGGTGTCGAACTGCTGAGCAAGCTTTTCCGCGTCCTGGATTGCAGCGAGTTTTGCGGCTCGTTCTTTGTCGTCGGCAAGTTGCTGCAGTTGCTGGCGTTGCTGCTTGTACGTTTCCAACATCTGCTTTTCGGACTCAAGCTGATCCTTGACCCGTTGCTCTTCGCCCTTGCGTTCGCCAGTAATCTTCCAGGCAGCGGCCCAGGCGTCTACCGACTTTTCGCTTGCCTTGATTTTGCTTTCGGTGCCAGCAATGTTTTTCTGCGTGATCTCCATCATCCGTTGGATGGCCGCAGTCTTTTTCTCTGGATCTCGGATCAGTTCCAGGTCGGCAACATCGCGGCTCATTCGAGCGGACGCCATGTTCCGCAATTCGGCATCGAGCGACTTCGCTTTCTCGCGTGCCTTCTCTAGCTGGCGTTCAAATTTTGCCGTGTCGAAAATCAAGTTTCCAAGTGCTTGGCCAAGCTGGAAACCAGCTACGGCAGCGAGCCCGACGAGGCCGGCCTTGAACGCAAGAGCACCGGCCTTGCCCATCTTGGAGACTTCGCCGAACTGGTTGACCTTCTCGGTCAACTCTCCGACCTTGTTGAATGCACCGCCGATCTCGGTTCCGCCAAGCATGTTTGCGATGACGCTACCGAAGGCGGAAGCCCCCTTGAGATTCTTCCCTACGTCCTTGACGCGGCCGAGTTCCTTTTCGGCGTTCGCGGCAACCTGGGCAAACTTCTTCGATGCCTGGTCGTCAGCGGAGATGATGACTTCGACGGCTTCAGACATTTGATGCCTCCGCCTTCATGGTGGCGTCGTCGATCCGAAACTGACGCTCGGCAGCGAGGAACCAGGCGGACTGGTCAAGAGCACCACCTGCGACCGGGAGGATTCCCTTCTCGAACAGCTCAAATAGCCGAACGGCACTCGACATGGATCGGCAGTATTCGCTCGGGCATCCGGTGATGGTCACGTTTCCGTCCTTGCAGTGGCGGCATCCCGAACCATGACAGCTCGGGCATTCGATTTCTATCGGTTGGCTCTCGGTTCCTAGATCGCGGCACTTACTGGTACACGATCCGCACAGGCGGCCACGGCGGATCGCCGCGGCTACCCTCAATCTTTTTTTTCGTCTGGCTCGACGTGCTGGTTTGCCAGAATCTTTCGGAGCAGTTCGCGAGCTTCTCCGTGGGAAAGGAAGTCGCGAAAGTCGGACTCGCCGAATTTGTATTCGCCCATGTTTCGCCACCCGCGAACGTGCTTAGCGAGCAGATCGCAGGTAGCTCCGAAGATCGCGTCGGCGGTATCATGTTTCAGGCTCTCCTCCATGTCGGATTCAAGTTGCGTTTGACCTCGCATGCTGAGCGAAGCGACCAGGAATGTCGGTTGCTCGTCTTTCGGTTTTGATGCGTCGCTGTCCAGGACAATCCCGAACAAAACGCCAGGCTCAAGAAACTTCGGCATACATCCTCCTCGTTTGCAGTTGTGGAAAATTACGGCGTGAAGACGATCGATACTTCTTGATCAGGAGTCGATCCGTTCTGGCCGCATAGGAACGTCAGCTCGTCGGTAATCAGCGATTCGCGATCCGCTCCCTGAATGTTTTCGATCGTCGCCACTGGTGCAGAGACGACAATCTTCGAGCTGGTCGGTCCAGCGATTTCGAAAGTCAGGACGTAGGGGGTCGAGTCCCGGAAGAACAGATAGCGGTCTTGGGTTCCGATTAGCTTTGCTTCCGGGTTGCAGGTGACGAGCGGTCTCCTGTTGGTGACGACCGCCGACAGGTAGCCGCTGATGTTGTTTGCGGCAGTGCCTTCTCGAAGATAGACCGTGTTCCCAGAGTCCAAAGTTACGTTCTGGCATTGCAAGGCGACCGAATTGAACGTCGTTACACCGGAAGCGTATCGGAGCGGTGCGACCGTCGGGTACGTCGGTGCGATCAGAGTAACGTCCGTAGGAGTCTCCCAGATGCCGGTGAAGTCCCATTCGATCATGGCTTGCTTGCCGGTATCGCAGACCAACTTAAACGTCCCCATGCAACCGCGGATCTGCTTGCGGCGTCCGTCTTCGTACACGGCCATCGTCAGCGTTTTGACGTTGGCACCAGGTGCCTCGCTGCGAGGGGTAAACGTGTTAGTGACCTTGACCCAGCCGCAAGCAGGGAAGAACGTGTCTGCCCATCCGGGTTCCGTGGCAGTACCGTCCCAGCCGAGATCGGTCTTAAACGTGATCCGTCCCTTGTGTCCGCCGGTGGTGCTGGACAAGTGGCCGAAGGAACCTTGACCCTCGCGAGGTGTCTTTTCGATCTCGTGCTGGACGGTGAGATCGTAGACGTTGTATGCCGCGTCTCCAGCACCCAGCGTTTCCGCAGTGCCGGCAGTCGCCTCAGTCTTGGCGGCAAGGATTCGTTTTCGTTTCAGCAGTGTCATTTAGGTGCCCCTGGATGCTCGGAGTTTTAGGATTCCTTTTTTCTCCAGCAGAATCGCTCTGACTCTGCGTTTGATTTCGATCGGCAAGCGTTCTTCGGCGATCTTTTTGGCCTTTGGAATCGCCTGGATGTCGCTGTAGTAGTCGCCTGGTGCGGGACCGTTGAGGCGAATGATCGGAGAGGGAGTCGATCCGACGCGACGGAAGACGTGATGCTTGCGAGTGGTGACGATGAACGCATCATGCAGGATCCGCGTGCCGTTGTTGCCCTTGACGGGCTTGGTGAGCTTGACCTTGATTCCCTTGTTTTGCTTTTCGCCTTTGCGAGTCTTGGTGTATTGCCGTGCGTCGTAGTACTTGAGCGGGAACGGATAACCGCCAAAGAATCCGAGACGTGCCTGGAGGGTTTCGGTCGTCGCCATGCTCTTGGCCTTGATCGATCGCTTCAGCGTCTCGGCCTTCTTGAACCCTGGCTCGAAGTTGTTTTTGAGGTGCATTACCTTGCCAAGTTCCTTGGCGATCTGCACTCGCACGGTCTTTGATACCTTGTTGATTGATGCTCGCAGGTGTCGAGGGATCAGCTTCTGGAAATCGCCAGCAGCGACATACAACTCTGCAAGACTTTTTTTGTCCACGTCGATTTTCATCACGGCTCAGATCCTCGACACGAATGGAGAGTATTCAGAGACGCGGTAAAGCACATGGATCGGAAGGTTGACTCCGTCAGGCCCGCCATCGAACGAGACGTACTCAATGCGTCCGAGCTCGGTGTTGATCGCCAGCCCGCCCCAGTTATGCCATGTGCTGTTGGGTGTGGTGATCGCTTTGACGATGTCGGCAGCGGCTTGATTGACTGCATCCTCACCGCTCCCTTCGTCTGGCATCAAGTGGCATCGAATATTCCAGGTTTGCCTCCGTGCAATGCCTGGCGGATTTCCTGGTATGTCTAGGTCGGGAACTCGTTCATCGTCGCCTTGGACGATAACGATCTGGCGATCGCGAGGCGTGAATTCTCCGACTCGCGTCGGTACCACAACCTCGGCGATACCGATCTCGTAGGCGTCGTTGTCCACCATCAAGGCAACGCGATCGGTGATCGCATTGGCTATCTGGTCAACGATGGCTAGCGACATTCAAGCACCAACATTCCTTCGTCATGGCTGATGAGGCGTGTGATGCTCCGTCGCTCGGCTGGCTTTCCAACCCGCACCGCGAACGTGAGCATGTCACCGCCAATGTTCAGTTCGTTGCTGGCGATTCCGGTGGCGGCATCGTTGGCAACATGGACCTCGAAGACGGGAGTGATGGTGTCCCCGTCTTCGGGGTTGATCGCGAACGCCTCGCGCTGGACGACGGCGTTGATGGTTCGCGAGAGTCCGTTGCGTTTGTAGTACACAACGGACTCCGCGAAGTCGCTTGCGTTGCAGAACACTTGAGCCGCATCAGAGCGGATGGTGTCATGCAGCGTCATTAGGCTCGTCGCTTGCAAACGATTTCTACGAAATCGATCACACAGACGTCCGCGTTGGTGTTTGCGGCTTTCTGCAACTGGACGATCGGTTGCAGTCCGGAACTGTACGCCGACATATCGAAGGTCTGCGAGGCACAGACTCGGATGCCGTCGATGTAGAACTTGACGTTGCTTTTGCCGCCCGTGAAGTCGATCACGAAATCGCGGAAAGTGTTTGCAAGCGCCAAGCCGGTGGAAACGTCGTCAACGTCTCGCGTGCCATCGTCGGTCTCGCAGTAGACAAGCGACGTCGAGTTTGCACCCTCCATCCGGAACCAAGCATTCGCGGCGACATCGTTCGACGCATCGTTTCGAGCCGACCCGACGCCGAAGCAGAGGATCGATCCGGAGGTGAAGGTCGTCGCACCGATGCGGACCCGCATGGTGACTCGCTGGATGTCGTCGATGTCGAACGCCAGAGAGTCACCGTGATGCAAGCCGAGAATCTGAATCTGGCTGGCACTGGTCAACGTCAGGGTCGCAAGACTGCCGGCTCGAACGTGGGTCGGAGGTGCAGCACCAGTGACCGCAGTAACCCACGGAGTACCGATGTTTGCGGAGGTTGGAAACGTAACGCTCGAACCGACAAAGTCGTCAACGTAGCGTTGTTCAAAATCGAGAAGCTCGGCCATTTGTTTTCTCCAGGTTTGGAAGTTGTGTTTGCTTGAGGGAAAGCCCTGGCCGGTTGCGACCAGGGCGGGAAGTCGTCAATCAGACTAGGAAGCGTTGCGGAACAACCCACGCCAATCGATTGCAGCGACACCGAACGTCTGTCGGACGTTGTACTTGTAAGTGTCGGTGTCAAAGTCTTGCGTGCTGGTCAGTACCGGCGACTCTTCGCCGTTCAGGAACGCAAGCTCGACAGTGTCGATTTGGTTCGTGTTCGCGGCCAGGAACCAGTTGGTCGAGCTGCTTGCATGCAAAATCGGCTCGACCACAACTTGAAGCGGACGAACGCCGTTGACGCCGTAGATGTTCACAACGCCTTCGTTGTTATTCGCGGCGTTGTAGGACTGGCTGTTGACCAACTCCAGAGCGGTTGCACTGTAAGCAGGCGGCACAATCAGGAACGCCGGAGTCAATCCGAGGATTGCATCCGATGCCAAGCCTTTTTGGAGCATCATCTGCTGGTAGCCAGTGTTGAGCGTTCCGACCGCCGGAGCACCTGCACTACCAGAGACGTTGCTACCGCTTGGGTGCGAGGCACTGAAGAGAGCGAAACCGTCGGCCACGTTCGCATTGGCGGTCAGCACCTCGTAGACCTTCTTGTTTTGAAGGCGACGAGCAGCGTTGCCGTGCATGGCAGGAATGCGGCTCAAGGCGTCCAGGTCATCGTTGATGACCGTTTCCCACGATACCGAAAACTGCTTGCCGTACTTTTCGACCCGGTAGCTGGTCCGAAGGTCGGTGATGGCTCCTTCGGGGTAAGCTTGAGCCTCTGGGATCGCTTCCAAGTCGGGCGACTCACCCATGCGGATCCGGTTGATCGGCTTGAAGTCGTCAACGCTTGCGGCTTGCCGTGCCCAGATTGACCATGTGTAGGTCGCTTCTTCGTAGGCAGCGAGCAGCGTTTTGTTTGCTGCGTCGAGCAGTAGCGATGGGAACGAGCCGGTCGTATGGTACGCATCGCGTTGGATGCGATACTTCTGCTCGACGCCACGAGCACCCATTGCGATGCGTGCGATCTCGGGCATGCCGAGCTTGTCGGTGTGAATGCCCATCCGCTGGACGCACATGGTTGCCATTCGGCGAAGGTCCATTCGCTCGAACTCGTCAGCACCTGGTGCGGTCTGAGAACGATTGCGAAGACCAGCGGCCTTCATCGATCGCTGAATCAGTCCGCTGCCGATTGCCGATGCAAACTTGTCGTCGGCGGATTCGGTAACGCGAACGTCGGGATTGGGAGAGGTTCCTACGGGTTCTTGGGTTGCCATCTTGCGGATGATCCTTTCGCGAGCGACTTCCACAGAAACACCCTCGTCGATGAGTTGCTCGGCAAAGCTTCGCTCAAGCTTTGCGAGTTTCACATCGGAGTAAATTGATTTGCGTCGGAGTTGGTCGGCAGCGAGTTGACGAGCAACCTCAGCCTCAACCTTTTGCTCAACGTCTTCGGCTGGCATGTCGGCTCGCACTGCTTCGGGTGCGGGCTCTTCCTTGGGTTCTTCTTTGGCGTCAGCCATCATTTCGACCTCTGGCATCTCGGGTGACTCGGACTCGCTAGCGGACGCCTTGCCCGCTAGAAACGTGATGATTGCTACTGGGTCGGTCATACCTTCCGGCACGCCGAGTTTTGAGACTGCCTGCATCAAGGCTTCGTCCATTCTCTGCACCTCTTCCCGGTCGTATGACCGACGAACTGTAGAATTCGGATCTGCACCCGTTGCACAGATCGACGCGTTATGCGGTTCCCATGCGGTGATGATTTCCGCTGGACCTTCGACGACCTCACCCCGTGCGGTGGTGTAGGTCTTCCCCTCTGGGATCAATTGGCGATCGATGACAATCGCATCAATCGAGAAGTCGTTGAGATGCCCTTCGGCGTAGCGAGTGGCGACGACTTGCGATTCGTCGTCGCTTGCGAACTCAGCGACTCCGACTAGCTGTCCGTCCTCGATGGTGATGTTTCGAATCGAGCCGAAGACGTTGCGAACGGTCTTGTCGTTGTGGCTGTCAACAATCGGCAACTGCCGCTTGGCATTACGGAATCGCACGCCGTCCATCAGCAAGACTTGCTTGATCCAGCCGCGTTGCTGGTCGTAGATTTCGATCGGCGTCTCGGTCGCGATCACAGCCTTGCCGTCTTTGGGTGCAGCGAACAGGCGGGTGATCCGTTGAACCGACGCCAGGCGTGCTACCGACTTTTTCTCGTCGAGTTGCTTGCGTCGTTTGATGAGGCTAGCTTTGTTCACGTTGCGGCCTCCGGTTCTACGGTGTCCACGGATCCATCCATAGCGTCAGTGACCAACGCATCGACGTTGTCGGGACTCATGCCGATCGACGATAGGAAGACGCGAGCCTGAGTCTCTGAGAGAGTGCCTGCAGCAAGCTCTTCCAGGGTCTTGAAGATGGCTTTGCGGTTGCGGTTGAACTGGAGGGTTGACAAACCCACCATTTCGCCGGTGCCAGAGGTTCGTTGCTCGACAGGTGCGGATGGTGCAGATCCCTGCGGATCGCTTGCCGCCGTCTGTTGTGTCTGTGCGGCACTGATCGCTAGTTGCTGCTCTTCGGCAGTGACTAGGCCCAGCTTCCGCCGCATCCGCTCTTCTTTTGCTCGCTGATAGAAGACGCTGCGGAACGATCGGCCACGCGATCCGAGGACGTTTTGGTACGTGTCGGTGAACGAGTTCAACGCCATCTCGCTAGCGGTCTGTTCGCTCTGTGGATCGACCCACTCCCACTCCGGAGTTTGCCACTCGACCGGAGCGACGCGGCGTCGATCGTCAAGCAGATCGGACGATGCCGCGAACCCTGGCAACGCAGACAACGCCGCCGCATCACAAAACGCGTCCCAGACTGGTTGGCAGAGGTGCCGAATCAGGTATTGCTGCCAGCATCGAAAGCGGCGTCGGTCTTCGAGTTGGCTGGTGCGGCTGGAGCTATACGATGTCTGGCTGTAGTCGCGTGCGACAACTTCGTAGGAGAGGCCGGTGCCGACCGCGATCCCACGGAGGATGAGTTGAATCCACGGCTCGGCACCGGCGTTTGGACGGCCTGGATTGAGGCCAACGACGTCTTCGCCAGGCTTGAGTTCCATAATCATGCCAGGCTCAACGTACCGCTCTCGATTGCCTGCTGAGTCTGTGCCGCTGCCGCCGTCTGGATCGTAGAGGTTGCCGATCGGCGTATCGGTCTTGATCGCCACCGTGAAGCAGGACGCGACCGCCGAGGCTTGCAGCTCGTTGTCAACGTAGGTTCCGAGATCCCGAATCCAGCTAAGTGCCGGAGCAAACCAAGTCACGCCGCGAGTCTGGCCGACTCGATCACGCCGGAATAGGTGCATGATCTCGTTGGCCGGTATCCGCTCCGGTGTGCGAGTGAATGCGTACGGCTGGAGCGGGTGGTCTTTGTAGATCCAGTACGCGACAGGCTTGCCAAGGTCGTCCACCTCGACGCCACGGATGATGCGGTTGCCGTTTTGTGCCGACAGCCGAGCGGCGTAGGTGTCCTTGTCGCCTGCGAGACGGTCAGCTTCGATCAATTCAAGTGCGAGCGGCACAGGTCGCAGGATGCCGCGATAGGTAATGCTTGAGGTGCGGACAATGCGGACCAGCACTTCCCCGGCCTCGACAATCTCACGCTGTGCAGCGGCCTGCAATTCCTCGAAGGTGTATTGGCCGTTGACGTCGCAGACTTCGCACCACTCGGACCAAACCTTGTCGCGTACATCGTTGACGTTTTCGACGTCTTCGCCTTCCGGAGTTTCGAAGGTGGATTGTGCTCGAATCCCGCAACCTACCACGCTGGAAACGATCGTATCGACGACGCCCCAAGCGTAGGCGTTGTTGCGAACAAGATCCCTGGCCCATGCTCTGGTTCGATCGGCACCAAACGGGCCGAGCAATTCCATGTCCGCGGGTTGGTTCTTAGGATTCCGCGAACTGCTAACGCGGGAGGGTTCGCCGCCTTGGTAGGAGCGAAGCAGGCGTCTGGCTTGCATGCGTCGCAAACCAGAGACAGGAGAAATGGCAGAGACCAAGGAATCGAAGATGCGGTCGATCATCGGCGGTGCCTCGTCATCTTGCCGAGGGCGATTCCGCCTGATCCGGTTTCGCGTTGCACTTCAGTTAGCAACATCCGGCGTTCGCTCATTAAGGCCGGCAAGTCAAGCTTCGTAACCGATCGATTTCCAATCGAATACGAAGACGCACCGCCGGTAAGCAGTGCCTCGATAGCTGCGTCAATTTGTGAGAGCAGGCTTGCAGATGTTGCCATGCAAGCAAGTTTCGCATGGCATGTTTTGGTTGCTAGATGTTTGTACTATTGGAATAGTACAGAGGGCGAAAATTTACTTTCCTTCTTGCGACCATGTGTTTCCGCAAAAGTCGCATTTGCAATATCGAATCGAAGCTCGCGTGCAATAGACTCGGCTATAGTTCTTGCCGTATGGTCGGACGCTTGCACAAGATGAGCATGGACGTGCTTCGAACTCACGCGGCTTCGATTCCTCAATAACCGCTTCGATTACTTGTGTCTCTTGAACTTCTTGCACTGGTTGTTGCTTCCGTTTCTTTGCCATTATCCTCTCCTCCGTGGTATCCAACCGCCTGGCCGTTGACGAAATCGACCGTGCGGATTCCTTCGTTGTGGTTGCGGCTGTTGCTTGGGTGCGTCTTTGTCCACCATGCGAGGTGCGATCTCCTTTTCGCTCGGTGCGATCAGCTTGACACCGCAAATCTCGCCAGCCGCCGCCGACAGGTAGGTCGCGTCAAGCCAGTGATTGTTCTCGTTCTTGACGGTCCAGTATGTTTTGACGCCCTTGCCCTCTTTGAACTCCGAGACCAATTCTTCGGCGGTCAAGTGCATGGCGTAGTTCAAGTGGCTTTTGCCGTGCATCGGATTGAAAAGAGACAATGCCCCACGCCGTAGCATGTTCTGGTCGTCAAAGGTCGGAGACAAGAATCGTTCATGAACGAACTGTTTCCAGTAGGATGTGTCGAGCTCGTAGAGCCAAACGTCCGACGATGCCATGCGTTCCGCGTGCAGATGCTCGGAGGCAAGCGTATTAGCTGTGTTCTGCTTGCGTTGACGGTAAGGATACTGGCCTTTGGCGGGATGATAAATGCCGCGAACCTGCTTAGTGAACTCGTAGATCGCCTGGGTGAAGGTTCCCGAGTCAACAAGCACGAAGTCTAGTTTTCGCTCGGTTCCGGTCGCGTCAACGTATTGCTTGCCGTTCTGCGAGTCCCGCCATTCGAGGAGTGCTTTATAGATCTGCGGTTCCGCGGCTTCATGATCCATGTCGCTATTGGTGTTTGACACCTCCAGAACGCCATAATCAACCACGCATCCACCGGCACCGCTCCACCATGCCGTAACGACCCAGTGGCATCGATACTTGCCGACGTCGATTCCTGCGGTAAGTGCGATGGTGTTGGCTGGCAACTGCCGACGATCCAGACCGCTGATTCGCGACATGATGATGTCCGTTGTTATGCCAAGACCAGCTGGTCCCGCTTCTGGCGGAGGATCGTTGTCGATCTCGGTCGCTACAGCCTTTGGTCCAACGTCTGCGACTCGGTTGTAGTAGGCGTGAATTGCCGACAACTCCAGCGGCTCGCCGTCTGCGTGAAGCTTCTTTGAGTAGCTATTGACGTTGGAAACCACGCAACCCGCTTCAATCTCGACCTGATTATCACGCCAGAACTGGAACGCAACCCGCGCGTCCGGGTCATCGGTCGATCGAGTCTGCCGCATCTGGATGTACTGCTGGACGAGATCCATACGATCAGGCTCGCGAAGCATCTTGCGGTATCGCTTACCTCGCCAAGACGGCTTGACCTGCGGATCGGTGAAACGATAGGCAATGCATTTGCGATTCTGCACCGTGCAGAGCATGACTCTGGGAATCCGCTCACTACTGGCTCCGAGTCCTGCAACGTCCTTTTCCAGGATCTCTTCGTTCTTCTCAATCAATGCTTCAGACGCTGCCGCCTCACGGTCTTCGATGTCGTCGATAATTGCGAGCGTTGGACGCTGATTTCTAAACTTCGTACCGCGAACAGGTCCGTCAATACCAAGGCAGTAGAGCACCTGGCCGCAACTTGCGACCTCAAACGACTCTGGCCAGTCCGCTAACTGCAAGCGTGCAATCGTTGGGAACGCGATGTGATCGGCGGCTAGCTCGATATTGGTGTTCATGCCGCCGACCGTCTGCATGCGAGCACGAGACGACCAGCCACCAACCGCTTGCATCGGCACTCCGATTTCGGGATAGTCGGCAATGAATAGCTCATTCTGCTGGAGCTGCTCCTTGATCGACTTGAGTTCTAGTTGTGCCTTGCCTTGACTCTTCCCGATCACAACAGGAAAGGTTGAGAGCCCGCGAACCATCAAGTACAGTGCCGCATGAGTTGCGATCGTCGTCTTGCCTTCGCCGCGAGGACCGGCTATTGCCTGGTCGCCTCCGTAGAGTGCGGCGTCGATTATTGAGTGAAGCATTGCTAGGCGGTCGTCGGTCCAGGCTTCGCGAAAGATTTCTGCAAAGTAGACGTTTAGCCATCGCTGCGGATCTCGCTCGGCATCGATTCGGCGTGTAATATCGAGCGGAATCGGTATTGCAAGATCACGCTCTGCGGCTCGCTTTTTTGCCATTAACTGGCGTTGCTTTAGCCGCTCGTCCCCCTTGACCGGATCTGCCGCCGATGCCGTTTTCGGATGCAAGACGAGCAAGTTCTGAAGCTGGGACAGATCGAGCGAGTTCAAGAAGTCGTAGTCGCTGCTCATTTTCTTTGACTTCCTTTTTCTGTTCGAGTTCCTCTCGCTTCACATCAAGAGCGTCAGCCAACAACAAAACCTTAGCGGCATCGATCGCAAGATCCGGATCGGCCAAAGCATTCATAAGTGCGGACTTTATTTTCGTCCTGTTGACATTCCATTTTTCCTTCAAAGCTCTCCCCACTAGTCGCACGTCGCTGACCGTTTGAAGTGCAAACAAAACTCACCCCTCCCTAACCCTCTAACGCACTAACTTTTTTGAAAAAAACGTGGCTGATATTCGGCAAGATGCCATTTTGGCATACTATAAGGACCCATCATGTAGGGGGGGATCATGTCTGCTTTGCCCTCACTTCAACCTGCCTATTCGCGTTGCTGTTGTACACCTCAGTCACTTCATCGCCTCCAGGGTTCACGAGCTCAACTGACCAGCGATAAAAACCAGGAGATAGCGTCGATGTCGTCGCCTTCGGCAGGTCGAACGACAGTTGCCATTCACCTCCACCCAAATCGCTGACCGTACCAGACACATTCCAACCGTCGCCGGTGTCTTCGCTAGACCCGCCGAATCGACAAGTTGCGGTCGATACGCTGTAACCAGTGCGAGCGTTGATGGTCCAAGTAAAAGCGTTTCCGATGCTGGCCTTGTAGTCGTCGCCTGCGAGTATCGGCGTAGCAATGTTCCCAATAGGTGATACTGGAGATGTGTATTGCACCTGACCGACAGTGATCAAATCCGTCTTCGCCTTAACGAGCAAAAGTGTCGCTTGGCTCGCATCGCCAGAACCACCGCCACCACCTGCTGGAGCCATCGATAGTGCAATCGTGTCGAACCGGAATTGCCCCGCACCATCGGACTCGATCATCGAATCTAGACGACTTAGTGCCTGCGTTGCCTCCACCGCTGTTGCAATCTCTAATACTGCGTCAGACGCAAGAGCCGATGCGGTCATTACGTCTGGCTCCATGCTATGCACTGCAGACGCAATATGGTTTGATCCTGTGACGCTGACAGTCCTTTGTGCTGAAGCAGAAATGAGCAAACGATCACCAAACGATCCATTCGTCCAACCGGCTGACGGAGATGCGTTGTAGACGCTTGCGACCTGCACGGCCAGCGGCATTTCGTAAGCGATGTACGTCGCAGATCCCGTGAGCAAATCCACCCACCAAGTTGCAATCGGTGTCGATCCAACCAACGCCAGGACGCGATACGTTCCCGCTGCAACGCCCGTATAGGTCGCCGTGTAAACGCCCTTCCTGTTCGTAGCTTCGGTTGCCGACTGCGACGATACCAGCGTATCGTCGCCAGCCGAATAAAGCTGCGCGGTTACAGTCTGCCCAGGAGCCGCAAAAAACTCAACTACTTGAGACATTGTTCGCCTCGCTCAATTTCGTTGCCAACGGAATTAGCAGTGCCGCCACTTGCAAGCTGTTTGGTGCGTGCTTGATTGCCATCTCGATGCAAGCAATCAGTTGCTGCTGCTCTTCTTGAGTGATTTCAATCGTCACTTACAGACTCCATTTCTTGGCAAGCACAGAATTCATCACACGCATTGCATTCGCATGGCGGCTTGCAACGTTTGCAACACGGATCCGCATTGCAACCTACAACCAAAACCAAACACACAAAGCACGATCTCATGACCATTCCTGCTTGAGGCTCCCAATAGTCAGTCCGTTCTCGTCAATCGTGTAATCGAACGCAGCGTCGAGGAATTGAACTCCGAGCGATCCGGGATACGAAGTCGAAATGTACGCCGCGAACGCTCCCGCGTGCTGCAAAATCTGGATCGCAGTCGATTGAGGCATCGCATCAACGACCGCTTGCATCTGCTCGGTGCTGTAGACGCTTCCACCCTCTTGCTTCAGTCCCCAGAAGTCGCGATACGTTTGCTGATAGGTCGCGACAACCAAATCATGAAAGTCGTTCGCTCTCGCGACCTTGTTGGCAGCATGTTGCACGGCATCAAAACCAGGTTGCGGCTCGTTGTAAGGAGGCATAGCTAGAGTTCCGATCGATAATTAAAGGTGTCGAGAGTTGCGTTTCCGTCTGAGACGTTGACGATTGTGGCCGTGCGAGACGAAGTAGCTTGGAACGAATCCGAGCAGGCAAAGTTCAGCCATTCTCCCGCATCAATTGTGATCGTTGTGTTTGCCGTCACATCAACCCAAGGACTGGTTGGAAACGCGGTCACTGTATTTCCGTTCAGACTTGTTGAGGTCTTCTGGTAGTGCAATGTCGGGTTTGTCCCCGTCCCCGGCTGGATCTGCACGCTGATCTGCTGATCAATCCCAGTGAACTGACGACCGACAACGATGCATTCCTCGTCCGTCGAGTTGAACGTTACTGTGCTCCAATCAATCGCCGCTGGCGTCTTGTCCAGTTGCGTTTTCCAGACCCCGCTCACGCGAATGAACGGCGTTGCTTGCTTCCACGTTCCAGCAACTCGCACAAACGGAGTAGCCTCTTTCCAAACGCTGCTAACGCGGATCCACGCTTTGGTAGATGCTGGTGTTGGTGTGCTTTGTGGTGCAAGCAGCGTCAGGAACATGCTAGATCACCTGTTGGCGAAGTTGGATCGTCGAAGTGTTGTGGAGCATGTGGACGTAGTAAATGTCGGTCGCTCCGTCCTCGTAAATCACGTCGAAGGCAGTATCGCCAACCAGCGCCGCACCTTGCGTGTAAAGCATCGTCCCCCAAGGAAACATTTCGCTTCGCGAGAAGTCAAACGCAAACCAGCGGCCAGTCGCATCCTTTTGGATGTAGAGAATCCCGTTGTGCAAGGCGTATTTTGTTCCGGTGGTAAACGTCTCGGTGTTGGGCGCGTAGGTAATCGTCGCCCAAGTGTTCCCGGCAATGTCGTACCGGTGAAGGTTGGCAGTTGCACCACCTTGGAACGAGTAGATGTACCGCCCGTTAAGGATTGCCGATTCGTTGGTCCAGTCGGTTTCCGTTGCCGAGTGAACCCAGTGGGCTGACATGCCGGTTGACGGTGCAGCTGCCCGAGCCGCCCCCGGCGTTAGCGTTGACCAAGAGTTGCCGCTGATGCTGTAGCGGTACAGTGTAACGGCATTGTTTCCCATGTAGTAGAGAAAATCGTCGTTGCCTTCGATTGCATAGGTCGAGGTCGCGTCTGGCGTGGTGGTCCACGTTGCGACGGTCAGCGTGTCGGTCGTGTTTGCCGTGATAGTCCGAATCTGACCGGCCCCGGTTCCGCCAGTGATGCGGACCTGCGAGTTAATCCATTGACTCGCCGTCCAAGTCTTGCCAGTTTGCACTAGCGTCGTCGAGGTGGCACTCGTCGCCGTGCCAGTGGCGAACTGTTTGAAAGCCCCGTCAACAATCGACGGTGTGGCAATCAGCTTGCCATCGGTTCCGATGGTCGCCGGGAGGCCCGTGTTGACCAGCGTTTGGTAGGTGTTGGTAGCGAAATCGTAAACGCGAAAACTGCCCGAGGCGAGCGTACCTGCAGACAGCAGATACCAGCGAGGGGTCAGCAATCGGTACACCGTCGAGGCCGAAAATGCCGAGGCTTGGGTCGCCACCGTAATAACGGCATTGGACCCGATTTGATTCGACACAATATCCAGCACCGAGCCATTGTTAGGACCGCTCAGAATGTAGATTTTGTAGCCGCGAAGGTCGCGGGAAAGTGTTTGGTTGGTCGTGATGGTCGAAGTCGTTCCAGCCGTTGCGGTCAGCGAGGCAGCGGCGACCGTTGACCCAGTTGACCATGCCCCAGCGGTAGCACTCGCCCCCGCACCAAACGTGCCTGCCATGACCGGAGACGCGAGTTGCACCCAACCGTCCTCGGACGGATTGTAAATGTACGCTTCGGTGTTGCTCCGAAAATACAATTGCTGCTGCCGGGAATGCCGACTCGATGCGATGCACGAACCCGCCGCCGATGCAACAGGAGCAGGGGCACACATCTCCCACCGCTTAAGGTCCAGAATCTTTCGGTTTCCGTTTGTCGTTGCCATGATTTCCTCTTAGGTGACTGAGATGTTTCGCCGGAGTGTCGCCGCGTCAGTGTTCATTACGGATGGAACAACATGGACTGCCGCCAGACCGCCGATTTGCGTTTGGCTTGTGACGGCCGTCACTGTTCCGATGTTCCACGTTCCGGCTTGTGTCGCTGTGGTCTGAAGGTTTGCTGCTGTTGCTTGCCGAGCCTCGAAAATAGGCTGACCGCTCGTGTTTGGCAGGGCGTATCCAATCGAGCGTGTCAGTTGGTTAATCGCAAATCGCATCGCCTCGATCGCTTCAATGAGTTCGCCGTAGCCAGCGATCGGTAGGGGATTCGAGTCGCTGACATCCGCGATCGTCTTCGCGTCATCCGATCCAGCAAACGTTGCCAGCCCGACGACTTGAGCTTGTGCCGTCTGCCCAGAGTAGCTGACCTCGCGGCTTGCGATATTGACGCCACTCCCGGCGGTATAACCTACGTTGTCTGGCATGCGTTACTCCTAAGTGTATTGCAAGTAAATGTCGCCGTCGGTGCCACCACTCGGAGCCGCCGTTCCCGAGGTGATCACCTTCTGGATTCCGGTCGTCTTAGCCAGCGTTACGGCAGAGTTATCGATCGTCCACGTTGCACCGCTCGCTGAAACCGTGATATCCCCTTTATGACCGTCGGTTACACCGCCGCCGCCCGTGCTGTCGGCTTGCCACGTTACAACTCCAGACCCGTTTGTCTTGAGCACTTGGCCGTTTGTGCCGTCAACCGCTGGTAACGTGTACGCTCCGATCGTCACGGTTCCTGCTGTGTTGATTCTCAGTGCTTCGGTCCACGTTCCACCTGAGTTCCACAACCCGAACGAGGTCACTCGCTGCGTACCGCCTGCCGATCCGACTGCCGTTCCAACGCGAAACTCGGACGACACCCATGAGAACCGCCCATATTCGAAACTGGTCGAAGACGTGTAGGTATTGGACACGGCGAACGTCTGGGCGTTGAGAGCGTTTCTCTGCACCAACGTTGCCGCCGCGTCGCGAAACAACCGAACGTCCGCGTTTCCTTCTGTGGGCGTGCCGGATGAGATTCCTAGGTAGCCTGTTGATAGTATGGTGAGCGCAGCATCGAACATCGCGACCAATTGGGTGCCACGATAGAACACAGGATTAACTCCGGACGCTCCGAATGTAGCCGTGTTCGCAAACCCTGCCGAAGTGCCTGGAGTGTCACTAACAACAATGCTTCCTTGCTTCGTGATCCTGACCCGGCTCGCTCCACCGACTTGCCAATCCTGCAGCGTGCTTGCTGTCGCTGACGCGGTGTCAGTCACGTTGACGAGCAACGAATTGAACGTCACACCTCCAGAGTTCCACGTCTGCGTAAACGTGGCAGGCGTCGAAGCTGTGATCGTCCCGAGTGCGTTCGTGAATAGCGAGTTGAACGTCTTAGCACCGCCAAACGTCTGCGTTCCAGTCGTCACCACCCCGCGAGCAGACGCACCAGCGTCCGGCATATTGAAGGTGTGCGTAGAGGTCGTCGAACTGATTCCGAAGTCGCTTCCGCTTGTCCCGGTCGCAAACGTCTGCGTCGTCGCCGTCAATGTGTTCAGCGTGGTGATCCCGCCACCGCCTCCGGCAGGTACTTGCCAAGACCCGTCATCACGCAGAAACTTAGTTCCGTCAGGCGTCCCTGTTGGCGATACGGTGGCAAGCGTCCCAAGCCCGAGCGTGGTTCGTGCCGTGCTGTTCGATGACTCTGTCAGCAAGCCTCGACCGAATGAAGTCGTAAACAATGCCGCGATCGCTGTCAGATCGCTATCGAGCGGTTGATAGCTCGATGCCGCCGACGCAATCGTCAAGTAGTCGGCAATGGTGCCGCTCTGCGTCGCCAGCGATCCCAGACCAAGAACGCTGCGTATCGCCGCGGCATCCGCACCAGTCAAAACCGATCGACCAGTTGCCGAGGAATCGAGGATCTGAGTAGACAGCAGAGCAGATACGCCCACTACGCCATCCTCCGCTTCAGTTCGATCATTTCGCGGTGTAGATCAAATATCGATTGTCGAAGCGACTCTCGATCCGTTTCGCAATCTTGAAGCCGAGAATTAACGACAGTAAGCTGAGCCTCAAAGTGATTCACAAGCAAACTCTTGGCTTGTTCGAATCGATGAAACAAATAGACCACCGCTGTCGTGAGTGCACCGCAGACGCCGGTTCCGATGATGTAGATGAGCGAATCCTGTGTCATGAGAAAACGCTCTCCTTCACCCAATCGATGTTTCGCGGACCTGGAACCTCCATGTCCGATCGCCCGATCATGACCGTCCATGAGTGCGACAGCATCTGGTTGATCGCGCTGGGATCGACATAGGTATAGCCACCAATGCCCCAGCGTGTACCCCAACTGTTCTTGAGCAATGCCCACCAGCCCTTCGAGCTTTGAGCACCCACTTCGGCATCAGGTAGATAGCCGCAGAAGACGACCGCATGCCCGCCGCCGCCTGGAGACCACCGACGAATACAACCTCGCGAGTCAGGCGTCATCGTCGAATTCCAGGCAATCCCGATCTGGACGATCCCAATACCAGATCCGATATACTGTCGCACCTCGTCCGCCGACCTGATCACCGAGTGCGTCTTGAGCTTGTAGTTCTTCGCGTTCTCGCTCATCGCTGGAGTGATCCAACCCCAGCCAGGATAACTAGAGGTATACGGGCCGATTGCTTCCAGGCAGATCCCTTCTTTGGCCGTCTTCGTGCCACCTGACAAAGTGCTGCCAGAGTCACCGCGAATGTTGTCGAACTGCTGCGAGCGAAGATAGGCGTACATGCGAGACAACTGGATCACGTTGCCGCCCGTCGCCGTTGCCCAACAAAACTCAGAGCACTCGGTTAGACTTTGCCCCTGACACGATCCAACCTGTAGCTGATTTTCTACCTGCAACCAGCCCTTCTGCGCCAGCGGACTCTTGCGAGGATCGACCTTTACGGGAACGTCGCCGAACGTCGCGAACAAACAATCGGTCGAAGAAGCCGCGATTCCTTCGCGGTCTTCGAGCTCGATTCGATAACCGCCAACCGGCAAATCAGGTTCCGTCAGGTCCAGCTCGCTCATCTACCCACCAGCCTCCGCAGTGCCGAACGCACTGGCTGACGCTGTTTGAAAAACTGGGTCGTTTTTGTCACAGGAAGAGCAGCGACTTTTGCCACTGGCTCAACAACCGCAGCAACCTTTGGCATGCGGCATTGACCGTTTGCACAATCACTTGAATCCATCACTGACGGATCGGAGAAAGGTGCTGACGGCATTGCCGTCGCTCCATTCTGTTGGGATGTTAGCATCAAGAGCACGATTGAGATCATCGCTAGCCGCAGAACGTACATTGTCCAGCCCTTCCTTAAGTTGTTTCCAAAGTGCTTCTTCGTCTTTGATTGCCCCGTTGCCAACGTCGGCAGCGGCACGTTGAAATTCGCGAGCGTAACCCGCTTGCGTGTCTTTGGTCATCTTCTGGACAACTTGTCGAATGTCCGAAGACGGCGTTGGTTCCGGCTCCGGCGGAAGTGGCGAATTAGCACGCCAAAGCGCGATCGCCAACGCCGCAATGATCAGCCAGGGAACCAAGCTTTTTTGAGTCTCAGTCGTCATCGTCTACATCCTCCGTCTCGTAATCGACCGGCTCATCCGAAGACGGAACCACGCTGGGTACGTCGATCTTGTTTTCGTGCCAGTACTTCCACAGCAGCAGAGCAATCTGCACCAAGAGAGCAACCAAGGCAGGATCGAGTCCGTACAGTCGAGGATCGTTGTTGAAATCGATTAACGCATCTTCGCCCTTGCTGCCGGACTTGACCCATGCCGATCGTGCCACGGCTCGCGTCAGCAGACGCATGCGGAGCCGCACATTGCCAAACCTATCCAGTCCCTCAGCACGAGATAGGCCACGCATCAGACCGATGCCTTTGCCGAACTGGACCGCAGCGATTCACCGACAACCCAAGATCCGATCAGGATCGCCAGGTCGGTGATCTGCTCTTCCGAGAGAGGCAGTCCCAGCCGGTCCTTGAGAACGACCGCGGCGATTGCGCCTACGCTGACCCAGAAGCGACGTGACTTGATTAGGTCTTGAACGAATGACGGCATGGCAACCTCCGTGAGTACACGAAAAGAGGAGCGTCCATGCTCCAGGATCCACGGCCATGCTATCGCATCAGGGTTTCGAACTCTCGTCCGAATCAACCGGACTGGCGACAACTGGCGACAACTGGCACCGCCATTTTTCTAACTGCTCGATCGTCCAGTATCTGCGGTTGTTCGACAACTCGATCATCGGAGGCGGCAGCACGCCGGCCTTCCGCCAAACTCGGATCGTTGTGTAAGACATTCCAGTGAGCCGAGCGATCTGTTTCAGGTCAATCAATCCGTTCATGCCGGCCTCCTGTTCTCAAAACACTTCCCGCTTCCAACCGCCGCCATCCTTCTTGGCTTTCTTCTGCTCGATCACGAACACAAACATCGGATACCTCTCTGCGGCGACCTTGGCCTTGACCCGCGACTTCTCATCCATCGGACCTCCGCCTTTGCAATCCACGAACTCCATCGTCCCGTCCGCCATCCAGATCGCGAAATCTGGCGTATAGCGGCAGTCCGGAGCCAGCTTGAAGGTGATCGCCTCAAACTGCCAATCGATGATCTCCGATGCCATTTTGCGAAGCAGCAGCGTTTCCGCGTACGCTGCCTCCGTCTGGTTCATCTGGCCCGGCACATGCCGTTTTCCGTACCGAGTGTTATCCCGTCTAACGAATCGCCTCATGCTCTACCTCTGTCCTGCACTGTCCACCACTGTCCCGATCCATTTCGGGACAGTGGTTTTGAGTAAAAAACCCTATAAAAATCCATATAAAACACACATACTAAATACCACTGTCCCATTGTCCTGATAGGTGTAGACCCTCCTTGGGTCAAAGAAGCTGGGAGGCTACCCCTTGGGACAGTGCGGACAGTGCGGACAGTGGGTGTTTTCATTGAGATTCCTTGCCGACACTGGTCGGGACAGCAAGGACACTGTCAGGTCGGCGGTAGATCTTGGCCTTGTTGCCTTTGGACCTAGTCGGGATCTCCTCGACCAGGTATCCAAGAGCAACCGCGGCTGCGGCCAAGTCCCCTGCCGTAATGCTGCGACAAGCTCGCAGCAAGTCTCGTGACCGAGCCGGCCCATACTTGGTCGCCTCGGTCAGCACCATCTTTGCTTTATCGAGTCCACGGTCAACCGTGTTCTCTTGGATCAGGTCACAAGCGATCCTGGCTAGCCAGTTCGAAAGCTTGATCCCCCAGTTCACGTCTTGCAGTTCAAGCTGAACAAACTCGAACGCACACGATCCTGGATCCACTTCTAGTCTAGCAGCTCGGTGGACCAGTGCAAGCTTCATGCTTCGCGCCGCCACCCTTGCCCACACCGCAGCTCGTGCGTCCGACTCGGAACGCATGCGTTCATCGATCTGGACGCCATGCTCATCCCATCGAATCTCCGCGTCTGAGCTAAATCGGATCGTCTCCGCTCGTGGGAACTGAGCACCCAGATTCCCGCCTGGTGCAAACGCAATCCAGGCCTTAACCTTCTCAACCAGTTCTTCGCTGGGAGACACTTTTTCGAAACGTCTCGACGGAGCTGGCCGATCCTGCACAGGCCAAAACGCGATCCGACCCAGCAACCCATCAGCGACCTGGTCCGAGCTCACCGCCGCGAATACCGTCGAGCCTGTCGAAAGACCCAACAAAACCAAGTGCGGCTCCCTGACTCGGTTTCGGATCCCGTCCGAATGGCCGGCACCGCCATAGACACCGTTGCTCTTTGAATAGACCTTGAGCAGATGCGTACCGATGTTCTTGATGTGCTGGTTCCCCTTCCTATCCAGCACGCTTTGCAGGATCTTTCCGAACTCGTCGCAGACCCAGATCCCGCACGGGTTGATCGAGATCGCTTTCATCAATCCATTCCCCGACTGAATATCCGGTGGCAGTTGGTGCGACCCCGTCGGATCCGCTGCGTCGAGGATCTTGGTAATCGTCGCCTCGCACGCTTCCTTTCCGCTTCCTGTTGTCGCCAAAATCAAGTTGTAGTCGTTGGTCCGCATGTCTGTTTGACTGCAGATTCGCCGGCCAAAGAGCGTCTCGCACAGCGACACCGCAACCGCCAATCCCATGACGTTGCTTTTGCGGTACGCCATCCGGCAATAGAAATCAAACACCTCACGCAGCAACCCCGACTCCGGCACCATCGCTTCGCAAAACGCCTCGTCGGTGTCGTTGTCTTCGTCGGCTTGTTCCTGCTGCTTGTTCGCCCATTGCTGGTTGATGATCTTTGAGATATCGACTTCGGGATCCTCAGCAACCCGCAGCGTCGGCTCCTTGTCTTGCCGCGGAGTCCCCGACTTCCCAGCCGACGCAACCACCTGCTCAATCTCCCGAGGCTCCAACGGATCCGGTAGGACGTGATTCCACCAATTCATCAGCTCCAGTATCTCCGCCTCCGTCAATCGCTCGCCGTCCGGCTGAACCATTGCGTACAGATGACCTGCCAACCGAAACGCCGTATTGTTCCGGCCTCCCGCACTCGGTCGGTCGGCATTCTCGACGTACTTCCTCGCACGATCCGCCAGTGCGATTGATGCAAAACGAATCCTTTGGCTTGGTGCCGCAGGCGATTCCTTGCCCCCTACCTTCAGATGCTTCTCGCACAACCAGTCCACCGCATCCTGACCGTTGCCGATCTCGCTGTACTCATCGACTCGCCGGCCTGTGACCGTAAACCAGCGGTCCCGGTCGTAGCACTCGACACCCTTGCCGTTGCTGCACTTCGCCCATTCCGGCTTCTTGGCCTGCGTCCACAGCTTGACCCCTGCACCGGACGGAGAGATCTCGGCATATGCTACGCCAGCAAATCGGTCCATGATCTCGATCGCCCAGTTTGACCAGTCGCCACCCTCATTAATGCAGTCGTCGAGGTCGATCCCGCACAGCGGATCGTTGGCCGTAAACACGATTCCGATCTTCTCAAAGTCGCAGACTTCGGAATACTCGCACCAGTTAGCCGGATCCTGCCATCGGCAGTTCGGTCGCTTCTGTCCTTCGACGATCCGCCAGGTGATCCACTGCGGTCGCGTTGTCAGTGCGTCAGGTACATCCATGATTATCTCGTTATGACGACTTCTTGAAATGAACTCTTCCCATGCCGTTACGCACTTCCAAGTCAACAACCATCGCAGATTTGCTAAATGCTCCTTTGCCTTGGTTGCCTTTTTTCTTGTCAGTGCTTGTACCGTTAATCAGAGCTGCTCTTTTTCGCTCCTTTTCCTTTCGTCGCTTTTCTTCGCGATACTCGAATCGCTCACTGTCGCGAACACGCTTCAGCTCAAAGCCTGCCTCCGGAATAACTGGCTTGCCTTTGTCAAAATCTTCGATCAATTCACGCATTTGCGGCGAGAGCTGAAACCGCTCTACACGCCGTTTCCCGTCTGGTCCGGGAAGCTCAACGTATGCAACACTCTTCCAAAACAATACTTTGGTTGCCGCGAATTGCCGCTTGCAGGCTTGTGCAAAGACGCAACATCCTGGATCTTTTTCCACCGCAGATGCCACGTCCTCTGGCTGAACAAACACGCGAAGGTCTTTGTCTGCATCGACTACTTCAATGTCTCCCCAGTGTCGTTGGATTTCGATTGATACTTTGTCGTTTCGTAACTTTGTTGTCATAAAAGCGTCCTAACAATTGATTGCATCGAAGCCCCCGTCGACGCGTTTCCTGATGGTTACTCACCGAGCGGGGACTCGATGAATCAAAGCGTTATTTCTTGACCACACCCAACCGCAAATGACACGCTAGGCATCGAGTCGACGCCAGCTTCACACCGCAATGCGGACAGCGATTGCGAGCCCGCATTTCTCTTTCTCCCTGCACTTGGCGAACCGTCTTATCCCAAACGCTCTTCCAGTACACTTCACCCTTTTCCATGAACCGCTTTGTTTTTCTACGTTTGCCCCACCATGCAGACCATAATTGGTGCAATGCATGTCCAAGGTCGTTTGAGCAATACTTGAGCGTCCATGCAATTTCCTTCTGCGCCAGTTCGTTTATTTCCAGTTCATCCGTGTCCATGTTGCTGTTGCTTCCCTTATATGGATTAGTAATCCGCCTCTGTAAGTTTCAGCAGTTTGTACATTTGGTTTGCCCACTTCTTTCTTGCCGATAGACGATTCCTCGCTTCTGGCGTTTTGCTCTTCTCCTTAACTTTCTCCTTAACTTCTGGCTTTTGGTTGTACTCTTTTATGTTTGCCTTAACTTCCGGCCTTTGGCGATACTGTCGCATCCTTGCGCGTTCGCACTCTTTACATGGACGCTTCTGTCCAACGTAAAACTCCGACTCTGGTTTCTCAACTTTGCAGCGTGAGCAAAGCCGCATGACAACGGATTGAACAAAAACATCATTACTGTCTGCACTCATGTTTACCTGTCTCCTTTTAACTTGGTAAAATCGAGCGATCGTTACTAGAACGGCAACTCCTCAACCACTTGACCTTCTTCAACTCCGACCGGGATCTCCTCGATCTCCCTCGCCACAATCTTTTGGAAGCGACCTTCCCGCAGCGTTGTCAGCGATCTCGGGATCGCAATCCAACCCCGACGAAACAAGTCGATAGCCTCATCGATTGAATCGGGACACGGCAGCGAGCAGTGATCCCGCCACCAGAGCTCGGCCTTGCTCCGTGCATACCCCGTATGCTCAACGCAAATCCATTCGCTCACGCCGAAGGGCATGTTCCCCTGGTGCTCTAGTTCGTAGGTAATCCGCAGACTGGGGATCTTCCCTTCCTTCTCGTGGATCGTTGCCGACGCGCCGGCTACGATCCACGTTTCCGGCTCGCTGGTCGAAATCAGTTCGGCCTCCGTGTCGGCTTCCTGCTGATGGTTCGGCTCTCGATGCGGGATCGTAAACCCGCACTCGCATTGACGCTCTCGCTTGGGAATGATCCCGGTACAGTT